AGTCTTGTGTGTAGTTGTATCCGTAGAAGCTGGAGCGGTTCGGCTGGACAGATGTCAAAGTGCCTATGCCATACAAGTCAGTGAAAAAATCTTGCCAGTCGGACCCACTGACGGGGTTTCTCCTGCGAATTAGAGTGAAGAATCTTTCCTGAACTTCCTGAAAAGTCTCGACGTCACTTCCGCCGACAGACGGTTGAGGGTTTGTTGCGGATAAGTTGAGTGTCCCTGTGTTTGAAGTTCCGGTGATTGAGTTTGCGGGAACGTTATAGGCGGATCCTACAAACTTTGAGTAAACTGGGACTCTACCGGTGAGGTCCCCAGGCGGAATCACCAGGTCGGAGCTTGTAACAAACTCGTAGCTTTCTCCTGCTGTTAGCTGAGGGTTCGTAGAGAATAGGGACCCTGCGGGAATAACCGTGGAGCTCTTTGTTGGCGGGACCGAAATTACCAGCTCAGCTGTTGAGGTTGTCCCAAGCCTTCTCATGGCACCTAAGAAGGGTCCGATCCACTCGATAAGGATTTTGTCAGGGAGCTGGTTGGCCCAGAACAAGAATTCTCCCTGCGCAAAAGCTTGCCCCTCAAGGAGGACTGCTAGGGGGTTTCCCGCACTGAAGTCGTTAAGGGTTTTGTTGGACGCTTCGTAAACGGTTTGAGCCGCTGCTTGGACCAAGTCAGCTTCATTGCGCGGGTCAATGGAAACCGACGGTAGCGGTGAGTAACGTGGCATTTAGATTCTCCGTTCAGTATGTACCGTTATCCACCACAAGAGCGTCGAGCTGGTCGGACAATACTTTTTTCGTTACCAAGTCTGCGTCTGCTAACGCTGCGAATTTCTGGCTAGCCGAGGAAGGGCTGATGCCGTTGGCGTTGCTATACTTAAGGTTTGTTAGAAAACTTCTCGGAGCTTTGTTATAGTTCTGAGTGAGTGTGGGGTTTGAAGCGGGGTCAAATCCGAAGCCCCAGTACCCTGTGACAACTTTTGAACCGGAAACCGGAATACCAGACAGAAGTTGACCGGTGCCCGACAAAGTGGGTTGCTCAGTGGTTAGTGTGACGTAGCGGCTGTCTAAGCCTGTAGGCCCTGTTTTTTCAAGGTCGTCGAGACCCAAGGGGTCGTAGTGCCAGTCAAGGTCTTGGCCGTCGAAAACAATGTTCCTTGCACCATTTAGCCACTCGCTTGTTACGACAACGCCACTTGAAAACAGAGTTTTGGCCATTTCTTCTTAAGGTTCGTTCTTACAGAGGTTTTACCCTCTTGTGGACACAAAAAAGCCCCGGTTAGGGGGCTTTTCGAGTTGAGAATCAGGTTCGGTCCCAAGAATTCACGGTTAGCTGAATCTCAATTTCCTGAACATTGCCGCTTTCACGGTCAACATCGGCGGTATTAAGAGACATGAACTGACATCCGTAGCAAGTGTATTGGCCGCCAGCGGGTGCTGATCCGTTTCCAACACAGTCTTTCGGAGTGACTGTAACTGTGATTTCTCTGCAATTATACTGCAACCAGTAAATTTCCAACTGCTTGAAGATCGTGGGATCGTACGGAGCAGAAAGGGAGATGTTGTCTACCTTTTTGGGGCCTACAACTTTGTAAATACGGTTACCAGTACCATTGGCGTAGTCACTGCTACTTGAGGAATCCTTGATTCCGCTGAATTTTGTAAACGTGGCGATTAGTGTGGGTCCGTCAGGAGCTACGAAGCTAACTTCGTACTGAGACTTTGTAATCGGTCTGAGAATTGCCATTGGGTCACCTCCTTAGTACCTTCCCTTATCAGGATAGGATGTTGGTGATCATAGCGCCAGAACCGATAAGACCAGTTGCGCCGAGGCCAACTAGGTTAACCACACGTTCAATTGTGATTTCAGCACGAACAACGCGGCGTTCACGAATGTAGTATTCGGGACGGACGGCGGGGGTGCCTGTGAGCTGATCATTTGTGTTATCATAAGGGCTCTTTATCCCTTATTTCTTCACATTTCTGTGAAGATCAGACTATATCTTCTTCCCTTTAACTTTGAGGGTTTAGGGAGTGGGGCACTCTTGTCAGCTTCATCACTGTTCTAGTGGTATGCTGTTAGTCGTTGAACGTTCGTTTTCTCCCGAAAACGCTTCGCTGCTGATTACCATAGTTTCAAACTCTCGTTTGAAGCCGTAGGCTTCCCAGCAATTCACCCCATTGACTCGCGGATCAGGCGAGTAATTTGATGTTACCATCAAACCACGCATTCAGCTCGTTTAAAAGAAACGATGTTGTTAGCATACGTGTAAGAGAAGGCAGGAGTCGCAGCATTCGCACCACCAGCAGGCATGATGGAATCAGAAGGACCGTTAGGGCTGTAGAACAGAAGGATACCGTTAGCTGGGAATACCGGCTGTAGGGTTCCATCTTGCGCTAAGTAACGACCTTCGGCAACACGTAGGCCACGCTCAAGACCGAAGTAGCGAGCAATGACGTCAGTGTCGACGCTGTCTGCAGATGTGTACTTGATACGATCAAGGATCTTCTCGTTGGTCAGCAAGAGGTCAAACACGGCAGTACCGACGACTGCGGAGTTTGGACGGATACCGATTTGGTTGGCGACTGCACGCTTGAGGGTGAGGATGTCTTCAATTGGGTTAGAAGTAGCACCAGACCAGGCGGCGTCTCCAGCAACGGAGCCGTAAGCTGTCTTGAAGTTTGTCCAGGTTGTGAAACCGAGTCCGGTCTGGGAACCTGCGGTTCCGTTATAGGGCTCGTAAGGGTTGTAAGTCGCGGTGACGGAAACAGCTTGAGCAACGGTGTACTCGTAGCTGTTCATCAATCTGGACATTGCATTCCTGGTTTCGATTGCGCGAAGCAATTTGTTAACTCAGCGGCTCTTTATCCGCTGATTCATTACCTTGTTGTCGGCAATGTTCAGACTATATCATTGTTCTGTGAGGTGAACTTAGTGTTCACTTTACAAAACATCGGGCGCTCGTGTCAGCTTCATCACTGTTCTAGTGGTATGCTGTTAGTCGTTGAACCTTGCCCCTATCCCTAGGGGCCTTGGCTGCTGATTTCCCACACGGGGGTTCCAGCAATTCACCCAATTTATAGTGGACCTACGCTGCGATCGAAATTGCACGTAAAAAATAATCCACCTGCGCGGGCCCTTCCCCGGCATTTTCAATTACCTCTTCAGGCAATTCCCAGGCGACCACTTCCTGCTCTAGAGCATAAGGCTCAGAGTCGTAGCGGCTTTGGACGTATGGGATGTTAGTTCCGTAAGCACGACGGAAATCGTTTATAGCAAACTGCTCCTTCCCAAATCTGAGAATTCTCCCAGCGCGGGTAGGGGTGTCCACAACCGGTGCGATAAACACTTGTTACCGTGAAGGCTCTTTATCCTTCACTTCTTCGCATTTCTGCAAAGATCAGACTATATCATCATCTTCCTTAAACTTTTTAACAACGGTTCGCAGAGACTGCCAAGTATTACCTAGACCGGTTAGCCGGAACAGCTTCCTGGCCCCACACTTCTCGTTAGAAACCCAAACTTCATGCAATAAACCTAAATTAGACCAAACTTCGACATTAGCCCGAGGGTTTTTAATGCCTGTTCGATCCCGGTCGGGTCTATTAGCGGCTTGCAAGGCGAATTGTATAGTTGGTTTACTAAGTGCCTTATCTTTAAGTTTCTGTCTTGATTCTGCACTCCACACTCTGTTCTTGCATAATTCTGCACGAGCGGATCTTTCTTTATCAGACATTGGAACTTTCCTGGGTCTGGCCTTTCCTTTATTGGATTTGCCAATTTTAAACCTAGTTTCGTCCGAGTGTTTATGATGAGCTAAGGTTTCGTACACTCTGGAGTTTTTCGAAGACTCCTTGAAAGAGTTTATAGCTTTGCCTAACCTCTTTATGGAAGAGAAAGCTAGAGCCAGCAGGCAGTGAGACAGGTAGTGCTCTCTGTAGGTGAGTTTGATTAGGTTACCATCTTCATTTCCACCCTTCATGCACTTGGGCACTATATGGTGAATGTGGTGTCCGGGTTCTCGTGTCAAACTCCTTGGGGGTCTGGAGAGGATAAACTTTATGTACCGTTGGTAGTGTAAGGGAGAGTCGGGCGCTCGTGGAAAGATTATTTCAGGGTTGATCACTTTCTAGTCGTTGAACCTTTTTACTTAACACTAC